GTCGGATGCGGAAAAACAAAAGAAACTGAAAGAGGCTCAGAAGCTCACCGATGCGCAGGCGGCGTATGAAGACACGGTGGATAACGCGGAACTAGCGAAACAGAAGGCCCGCAACCAACTGGCTGAGCAACAAGACAAGGAGAAGTACGACGCTGGAATCGAATCGCTGAATGCGTACTATGATGCGCGGGCAGCGCGGATCAATTCAGAAGCGGATGCGGAAGAGAGTATCCTCCGCAACAAACTTGATACGCAGGAGAGCGCGGCGGCGCAGTTGTTGGGGAAGTCAAGAGATTTCATCGAGAGCCTTGTCCAGCAGGGTCCAAAGGCAATTGAAGCGGCGGCGGGTGCTAACACGGAAGCCTTGGCAATGCTCCAAAAGGTTGCGCAGTCGCGGGCGCAGATCGATGAAGAGGAGACGAAGCGCCAGACTCAACTACAACAGAATGAGACCCAGAGGCATCAGGCGGAAAAGGCGGCGGCGGCGCAATTACTGACGGACCGCGAACGTTTATACCAACTCCAGGGAAATACAAACGCGGCCCAACAGGTGGCCCTTGAGAAAGAGTTGCAGGAGACAGATGACCTCCTGAAGAAACTGGGAACGTCGGATGCGGAGAGAGAACGGATTCTCTCCCAGGCGCGAACGAACGCAGTAACGAAGAATCAATTCGGCGCGGATTCGTCGCGAGGCAACGCGGCGTTAGCGGAGTTGCAGGACCAAACCTCCGACATTCAAGCAAGAGCGTCCTCGGGGGCCATCTCTCAGGTTGATGCAGAAGCGCAGATATACAACCTTCAAAAGCAGCAACTTCCCGTGCTTCAGGAGATTGAGAGCGCGATGGAAGCCCCTGTCGAGTTGTTAGAGGCGGAAATCCTGGCGAATCAGAATCTACTGAAGTACCTTAACCCGGAGAGCGATCAATACAAGGCCATCTCAGATGAACTCGCGGGACAGGTTCAGACCTATCAGAACCTCCTGAAGCCCTTAGATGATTATAAAAAGAAAGTCGATGGAGTCGGTAACTCGGTAAATACGGTCAAGACTTTGAGCGTGGAACTTAGCAACCAACTGACGACACAGGGGGTCGCGGCGGCGGTTACATTTTTCGATGAGTTCGACTCTGGCTCCAAGGGATTCGCGGATGCATTGTCGAATATGGGGCAAGCATTTGAGAAAATGATTCTCCACATGATTGACCAGATGATTGTGTACTACTCCCTTATGACGCTCATCGGATGGATTCCAAATGCATCTAATTCCAGCTTCGCCACTTCCCTTAAGGCAAGCGGCCCGTTCGGTAAAGGGTTCGCGGGCGGCGGTTATACGGGCGACGGTTCCGCGTCCGATATAGCGGGTCCGGTACACAAGCGAGAGTACGTGTTTGACGCGGCCACGACGGCGAAGTATGGCGTGTCATTTCTTGACGCGATGGTGGCGGGACAGGTCGGATATGTTGCGTCAAGTTCCGCGTATTCATCTCCCTCCGGATTGGCGGCGACGGCCACTGCGCAGGCGTCAGGTTCTAACGATCCTCTTGTCGAAGTCAATATCGAGAATTCGACGGGGCAACCTGTTTCGCAGCAGCAGCGCCAAGGACCGGGCGGACAATCGATCATCGATATTGTGATTGGTCAGGTTGCGTCGAACATTGCGAACGGGGGAAGTGTGGGGCAGACGATTCAATCCACGTATGGGGTTTCGAGGAAAGGGGTAACCCGTGGCTAATCCAGTGTGGCCTGTTTCATTGCCGCAGACGCCATATATGCCGGACAACAGCACGCCGGAGTACGACCCATCGGATAATACGATTCGCACAAGCGTGACGGTAGGACCCGCGAAGATGCGGAGGCGGTTTACGGCGGTTCCTGAAACTTGCAAAATCCAGCTTTGGTTGACGAGCGCCCAACTCTCGACATTAAAGACGTTTGTCCAGGTGACGCTGGAAGATGTGTCGCCGTTCAGTTGGATTGATTTTCGCAGCGGCGCGGCTGCTAACTATCGGCTCCCAGCGGGGTGGTCAAGCGTCACACAGAAATACGATTCCGGGGATATGTGGATTGTTGATTTGACGATGGAGCTATTGCCTTGAGAGATGTAAGTCCGAATGCACTGAGAGCGATGCTTGCCCAGGAGACCGGAGAAGTCTTCCTCGTTTGTCTTACTTTGTCCCATCCATCCCTGAGCGCGCCTTATCTTTTGGTAAATGACCAAGCGGCGTTGGTCCGGACGGCAGGGACGTTTCAGCCTTTTGCGTTCGATATATCCCTGCCGAACGAACAGGACGATGCATTGCCCCAGGTGACGATGACGATTGACAACATCGACACGGAGATTCTGGTAGCGATTCGCAACCTCGGGGGACAGCGGCCAACGGTAATGATGGAAGTCGTATTGGCGTCCTCTCCGAACACGGTAGAGGTCGGACCGTTCAATTTTAATATCCTGTCCATTAATTACACGGATGCGACGATTCAAGGAACCATCGGATTCGAGGATGATCTTCTGAACACGGCGTTCCCGGCAGACAGTTATACGCCCACGAACTCGAAAGGATTGTTCGTCTGATGGTTGCTCCCGGATGGTGTGAACGGTTCACCAGGTTTCGGTATGAGGACAAGGGGCGCGGCCCGGATTGCTTCGACTGCTGGGGATTCGTCCTCTTTGTCGAACGCGAACAGTTCGGGGTTACTGATCTTCCGGACCTTGGTGGCGAGTACGAGAGCGCGGAGGATCATAAGTCGGTTGCGGCGACGGTGGAGAAGTATAAACGCTCCCTCAGTGCGCATTGGGTCAAGGTCGAGAATCCGCAACCGGGAGACATTGTAATGCTCGACATTGGCGGGCAACCTTGGCATTGCGGGATGGCCGTAGGCGGCGATTGGATGATGCACATACTCAAGGGCGTCAACGTCGGATTGGAGCACTTCACACGCGAACCATGGCGGAACCGCATCGAGGGGTTTTATAGGCATGAGTGATCTGGAGAACAGAACGGCGATTGTTCCCGTGGGCGGATTTATTCCGGTCGTAGCGAGGCCGCGCCCGTTGTCGCAGGAGGTTGTATCTGCGTCCTTCCCTGTGGGCTTGACGCTGGCGGAGATTCTTGGACCTGGCGCCCATAATTGCAAGATCGAAATCGGCGGGATGGTTATACCGGAGGAATGGTGGCCGCATATAAAGCCAAAGAGTGGAACGCTGGTCACGGTCACCCGCTTTCCCCAGGGCGGCGGCGGAGGTGGGTGGAAGATGGTATTCCGCCTTGTCGCGTTCGCGGCCTTAGCGGTCCTATCCTACGGCATCGCGGCGGGCGTAGGTTGGATGCCGGAAGCTATCCAGGCTCTCAGTCAAGGAGCCGCGTACGCCGTTGCCGCTGCGGTTGGAATTGGCGGTTCACTGCTCATCAATGCCCTCATCCCTCCAGCAGCAGTTGGAGTAGGGACCACTACGTCTCCGACAACTCTTCAGAGTCTCACGGGGGTACAGAATCAAGCGGACCCCTATGGGGCGATTACTTGTGTCTTCGGTACGATGCTGGTTTATCCGAAGCTGGCAGCGAATTGCTATACGGAGTTGTCGGGAGATTTCCAATATCTCCGTACCCTGTTCGACCTCGGTTACGGGACTCTGAATAATTCGTCGATGCAGATCGGAACGAACGATCTTTCGAACTACACCGATGTTGAATACGAGATTGGGACCGCTCCGATCCTATTCTCTCAAGATATTGAAGAGCAGACAGCGGGAGACGAACTCGATACGGACGGTAACCTCGCGATCCGAACGACGGCGGCAAATGCGGATGAGTGCGGTATCGATCTCATCTTTGCGGCTGGATTGTTCGCGGTGGATTCGAGCGGAAACTCCGAGACGGCTACCTGTACCCTGTTGATTCAACACCAGCCGGTTGGTTCGCAGTATCAAGCGACGGGCGGACCAATCTCTGCTATCCCGCTCATCTTCTCGGGGAAATACTCCGAGAACATCTCAGTGACTATTACGATTCAGGGGGACGGAACGGGGGCGTCTGCAAGCGCATCGGTCGAGGTAATTGGAACGGGTCCGTTCAATTTGAGCACGTATGGCATCACGGCCATCACGATAGAGAGCGAGGGCCAGAACTATACCTATGCGAACGTCACCCTCAATGTCTCGGGCGCGACGAGCGGGGATGAACCGGCATCCATCGGGGCTGCTCAGATTGCGACGGGAGGAACGTGGCAGAGTGTGATGAGCGCGGCGGGGCTGACAATCAGCAATTACTGCGCCCAGGCGAATGGCGACAATTTGGTGGTCACAAGTTCCGCTCAACAATCTCTCCGAATCGGTCTCCGGTGGAAGTTTCCATCGAACGGCGAATATAACGTCAGGGTTCAAAGGGTGTCGAGCGATTACCAAGGAACGGCGGCGGCATCTCACTCCGGCAATCTAACGTGGTCTGTCATTCGCACGATCCGTTACACGATGCCGTCTACGACGCCGACTACCAAACTCGCCACGCGCATCCAGGCGACAGACCAACTGAACGGGGCTGTGAATCAGTTCAACCTACTGCTCTCCCAGGTTATTCCCGTGTACGCGAACGGGATGTGGACGAATGCGGAGACGAGCAACCCGGCGTGGATTTTCCGTTGGTTGCTGAAGGATTGCCCAGGGAATCCCCGTCAAGTGAACCCGAGTAGGATTGATGACTCGACACTGATTGAGTGGGGAGCGGAATGCGACGCAAACGGTTTTTCGTTCAATTACGCGAATGACCAGATAACGACGGTCTTTGAACTGCTCAAGATCATCTGCGCATGCGGACGTGCAAGCTTCACGGTCCTAGACGGAAAGTATAGTGTCGTGCGCGATCTGGCGCAGACGACGCCGGTCCAAGTGTTTACCCCGCGCAACACGGCGAGCTTTGGCGGAACTCGGGTCTTTACGGACGTTGTTCATGCACTGAGGGTTCAATTCATCAATGCGGAAGCGAACTACCAGCAAGATGAAGTCATTGTCTATGACGACGGCTACGATGCGACGAACGCGACGAAGTTCGAGACGCTGCAAATTCCAGGATGCACGGATGCTGAGATGGGGTGGAAGTTGGGTAGATACCATCTCGCGGCTGCACGGTTGAGGCCCAACTCCTATTCATGGACGACGGACATCGAGCAATTGATCTGCAATCGAGGGGATTTGGTCCTGTTCGCGTCTGATGTTGTTGCGGTGGGCATCGGATGGGGACGGGTGAAATCGGTCACTCTAAATGGCGGCGGGAATGTCGCGTCTTTGACGGTCGATGAGCCTCAGAACGCGACGGACACGACGAAGAACTATGTCA